CGACACGATCAGACCCAGCAACCATAGTTACATGAGTGTGTCCCTTGCTTTCTAGATGTTTCATTGCATCAATGACTGTGTGTACGTCTTTGTGTGAAACAATATTAGCAGTTGGGAATAGTTTCTTCATCGCACCGACTTTATCTTCGTGCGACATTGGATTCTTTTTCTTGTCCTGCGACTTAGTTGGGAAAATATAGTGCCTTCCACCAGTTTCTTCAGCATGCCTTTGTACAGCTGAGACTAGTTTTCCATGCCCTTCTTCCGTTGGTGGATTAAATCTTCCGAATGCAAAAGTAGCATTACTCATTTAGATGCTCTTAATGATGCACTTCTTGCGAAGTTTGCTTTAGAGAATGCTGGGCGATTGACAATCTTCAATCCTCCACCAACATACCCTTCACCTCCAGAGGCTTTTCCAGCAATACGAGTCTGGAAACCACCGCCACTAGCACTAGACTTATCTAGTGCATCTGCAAGATGGTTGGTTGCTTGCTGAACGTGGTGATGAATCTCAAATGATCTGTCAAAGGCTTTCTTGTTCTTATCAATGTGAGCCAACGCTGCATTCTTTTCTGCAGTCTTTGCATCTTTAGTCGTATCCATCTTCACTGCCTCGATCTTCTTATCGTGAGCAGCGGCTAGATGAGCCTTATAACCAGCAGTGCTTGGCTTTTCGTCGTTGCGCACAGTGGAATTGATATAAGTGCGAAGAGAAGTTTCATGTCCAGAAAGGTGTGCATGACCATGATCTTTCATCAGGCTTTGAGCAGCTGATAGATGAGCGTTAATTGTCTTTTTATCAGCTGGATGAATTTCACGTTCCTTACCAGAAACAATGTGCTGAACTTGGTGAACGTCTGGGTGTTCTTGGAAGCCAGCCATGCTAGTAATAGGATGGGCTTCTCTTTGTGGTCCCTTGAGTTCGGTGTGAATAACCATGCTCACTTTGGACTTTTTGAGCTTCTGCCCTTCTGCGGAATTCACTGGAGTGTGATATTCAATCGTATTTGGAGTGTGGCCAATGTGTCCACCTTCTTCATGACGAGTGTCTGGGTTGGACATATATCCGCCCTGATACTCTGCAGGCTTCTTTGGAAGAACCTTGCCAACATGCTTGAGTAGAGTAATGAGAGAACCAGCAAGATATGGCTTGTGACCGTGCTGAGTTTCTATATCTTTTTCAGAGAAATTGTAAGTAGAGCCAGCACCCTTATACTTGACGCCGACCTTTCCTTCTGGCGTACGAACAGCCTGGAAGGACATTTTATCATCGATTTTGCGAGTAACTGGAGTCTTACCAGAAACAATACCCTTTAAAGTGCTGACTGCATGATGCGCCGCTTCAGGGCTATCAAAGGTGCGGTCTGCAGGATGCTCGAGATGTTGGATGCCGCCAGCTAATTTTGCGGTGGCTTCGGTAAGAAACTGACTAAACGAGAACATAGTTACTCCACTCTGTGGGATTATGTTCTATTTAGTATTTTTCTCAGCTTATGATATCGTCGATGGTCTGCTGAATAGTGTATTTTGGCTCATATCCTAGAGCCTTCAGCTTAGAATTATTCATATAGAACGACCGAGATGACTGGACTTTCTTGTGGAATGCCTTTTGCTCGATCGTTTTAATTTCGCTGGCTGAACCCATTTCATCCCGAGCATACCATAAAAGGTCGCCGAAAGCTATGGGCTCTCCGTTTCCAATATTATAAATTGAGTTCTTCTCGCCTTTATTTACGACCAAATCAATTGCTCGAGCGCAATCTCTGCTATCAATATAGTCGCGATAGAAATAGCCTGAATCATATAGATCAATAGGTCTATTACCTCTGAGTTCTCCGAGGAGGTATTGTAGAGCATTCTTTTTTGCAGAAACTTTCGTGTCTTCTTTTCCCAGAACATTACACAACCTCAAAATACGATAGTTCAAATTAAAGGTTTCGCAGTAAGAGATTAGCAACTGTTCAGCTGCCCTTTTTGTTATAGAATAAAATCCCTTTGGATCGCATAGATCAGTCTCTGGAATTCCTCTGGCGTTTCCGCCAAACCCAGAGTCCTGGCCATATACAAACCAGCTAGAGATAAAATTAAAACATCCAGTATCGGCTTGCTGAACTTTACGATAATTATCCAGCACCTTCATCAACACTACTAGATTAGTATTGATATCCACCAGAGGATCGGTATGTACATTATAATTATCAACAGTGCTAATAAAATAAACAACATCTTCAGCCCGAACGCTATAATCTTCTCGCGGTGTAATAATACACTCGCTTTGAGTCGTTCTAACATACTCACTCCCGACAAAACCAGTTCCACCGAATACTTGTATAGTCATTTTAACATCGACTTTATGATAGACATTTGATAATTGAATCGAATAGGCTCATGCTCAGGGGAAGCGATATCTTCCCCGAACACTTCTTTTATCTTCGCAACAACTGCCTCTATAAAGTTTTGTTGAATAGAGTCAGTTGAGTAAGTGAAAGTTTCCATTAATATCCGCCAGTTGCCTTTACTTCGTGAACAGAAACTTCACTTGCCCAAGAAGCCAAGACCTTTTCGTAATAGGCAAACACTTCTTCACCATAATGCGGAGGGCATCCAACGAAGAATACGTTGCTCAATGCCTTGTTAGCATTTGGATAATCGGCTGCGTTATCGAGGTGCTTATACCCAGGATGCAATAGAATATTACCAGCAAAGTAATTGCGAGTCTGAATTCTATTGGCTTCAAGGAAGGCTTGTAGCTTTTCCTTTAGTTCTGGAGTTTCAGTGATTAGTGGAACACCAAACCAACTTGGATCTGACTTCTCAAGTTTAGACGCAGCACGAACACCAGGAACATACTTCTCAATCAATTGTTTGATACGTTCAAAATTCGCACGACGCTTTACATCGATCTCATCGATCTTCTTGAGCTGTTCAATACCAATCGCACCCTGAAGATCAAGAGGCTTTAGATTATAGCCCATGTTGACAAACAGATACTTGTGATCAATGATTCCGTCGTAGCCTTCTAGCCACTTATCAAAACGGTTCCCACAAGTGCCACAAGCCAAGAGATTAGCAGAGCCGACGCAACGGCAATCCCGACCCCACCAAGAAACTGACCGAGCAGTGTTGATGAGAGTTTCGTCATCGCAGCAGACCATGCCGCCTTCACCAGTCGAAATATGGTGAGCAGGATAGAAAGAAGTTGTCCAAGCATAGTAATAATCCGTCAGTTGTTTGTTGCCCCAACGTGTGCCGAGGGAATCGCAGTTGTCACCGAGTAGAATTAACCCACGACGCTCACACAGTTCCTTGAGGAAGTCCATGTCAGGAGGATTACCAAGTACGGGTGAAACAAAAATCGCTTTTGTACGCTCAGTAATCTTTTCTTCAATTTTAGTCAGATCAAAGTTCAGCGTGTTCATTTCAATATCAAGGAACACAGGCTTCAGATTGTTCTGAACCAGAGGAGCAATTGTAGTTGGAAAGCCGACAGGCGATACGATGACTTCATCGCCATCCTGCCAGCCCAGATGCTTCTTGATAGCAGTGACAAGAACAAGATTAGCCGATGAACCCGAGTTCACCATGTGAGCATGCTTGACGCCAAACTTGCGCTGAAAAGCAACTTGAAATAATGCAACCTTCTCACCTGAGACCAGCCAACGACCAGTCAGGAATGACTTGACTGCGGCTTCTACTTCTTTGTTATCCCAATATGGGCCAGAGTAGAAAACTGTGCTCTTTTCTGGATCAAAGTCTTTGCAATTATATGCATACTTTGGAGTTCCAACAGCAGCAACCAATTCTGAAATCATGTTGTCAATCATATATCACCTTATTGTCAAAATCTTTTTCAAATACTTACCATAGTCCGACTTCTTATACTTATCAGCCGATGCCTCTAATTGTTCCTGAGAGATCCAACCATTACGATAAGCAATTTCCTCTGGGCAGGCAATCATTGTACCAGTACGACGCTGAACCGATCCAACAAAGGTAGATGCCTCGGCCAATGATTCGAACGTTCCTGTATCAATCCAAGCAATACCACGATTTAAATACTCAACATGAGCATTGCCATTCTTGACGTATAGCTTGTTGATGTCAGTAATTTCAAGTTCACCTCTTGCGGAAGGTTGAATCTCATAACTATATTGTACTACGTTTTTATCATAAAAGTAAAGCCCAGTGACAGCATAATTACTCGGAGCAATAGTTGGCTTCTCAACAATATCAAGAACTTTGCCGTCCTCGTCAAGATCAAGAACACCGAATCGTTCTGGATCGCTGACATGATACGCAAACAAAGAACATCCATTCGAGGTCTTGGCAGCGTTAAACCGATTGATCAGTTCGTTGCCATAAAAAATATTGTCCCCAAGAATGAGAGCAACATCATCATCTCCAATAAAGTCTTTACCAATACGAAAGCACTCAGCAATACCATTAGGTTCTGGTTGAATCGCATAACTAATTTTCACTCCCCACTGTGATCCGTCTTTAAGTAGTCGTTGAAATGCTTCGCTGTCATAAGGCGAATTAACGATCAGGAAATCTCTAATCCCTGCAAGCATCAGCGTTGACAACGGATAATAAATCAGCGGCTTGTCATAGACAGGCAGAAGCTGCTTTGATGTCACTTCGGTACATGGATAAAGGCGAGTGCCCATTCCACCTGATAAAATAATTCCCTTATGCATGATACCACTCCAGTGTTTTCTTCATACCGTCAACAAACTCCGTCTTTGCTGACCAATTAAAACATGCTTTCATCTTTCTGCTATCCATTGCATAGCGGAAATCGTGACCCTTTCTGTCTTGAACAAAATGAACAAGAGTATTCGGTTTTCCCATCATGTCTAGAATTAGATAGGCAAGGCTCAGATTGTTGATTTCATATCCACCACCGATATTAAATCGATCACCTGGAACAAAGTTTTCACCGATAGTTAAAAGTGCGTCACAGTGATCGTCAACATAAAGCCAGTCGCGAATGTTCACACCAGTGCCATAAATTGGAACTTCTTCATTGGCTTTAGCCTTACGAATGATAGTCGGGATCAGCTTCTCTGCATGCTGGCGAGGTCCATAGTTGTTAGAGCAGTTAGTGACAACTGCATTAATCCTATGCGTATTCACATAGGCACGCACTAAATGATCAGACGCAGCTTTCGTTGCCGAGTACGGATTACGAGGATTGTATGGCGTGTGTTCATTGAATGGTTCGCTGAACGCACCAAGACTTCCAAACACTTCGTCGGTGGAAACATGCACCAGCTTACCGCCATGCGTTCTAATGCACTTCAGGATGTTATGCGTGCCGTTGATGTTCGTCGACAGGAATTCATCATCACTGTCTATAGAGTTGTCTACATGCGACTCTGCGGCGAAGTGATATGTAATCTCTGGAGTATAGAGTTTATATAAACGATCCAGAGTCTCTCTATCACGGATATCAACTTTGATAGTTGTTACACGGTAGTCCTCATACAAACCAAGAATATTGTTCGCGTTTGATGCGTATGATTGGTTATCGAGAATAAACACATAATCAGAGGGATATTTTTTAAGGTGGGCGAATACAAAGTTGGATCCGATAAATCCCAAGCCACCAGTCACAAATGTTGTCATAAAACCCCAGTTATTTTAAAACATCAGAATTCTTATATATTCGTTGAGAGACCTTGCATATACCATCAAAATCTTTTTTTCTAATATGCGTTGATAGTTCTTTTGCGTCTTTTACTATTTCTTTATAGATCTTATTTGCCATCTGCTCTTGAGATTTTTTTAATTTTTCTGCAGCTTGTGTATTTTTCTGTGTATTGTCAGCCATTAGTAACTCCACTATTCTTATAGACCTTCTTCAGAAACTTCTTCCAGACCTTTGGGTCTGACTTACGAAAGTATTTGCGATACATGAAGATCGCCTCAGACTCGCGCCAGCTGATCTTATGTGCCATTCGTAGTCTATTTATATTCAGAAAACCGAAGGCAGATTCAACAGTGGTCTCGTATGCATGGGCATCGAGTTCATCAGGCATTCCATAATATGCCAATTTCGACTTAACTTTCGCATTCGCTATGACATCTTTATGCGGTTTGTATTGCTTTATGTCAATAGTCCCCTGCTTTCTTTGCTGCGCTCTATGTCGATACTCATGCACAATGGTTCTAAGAATCTTCATCTCAAGGTTTCGAGCACCTTTCTTAGATAGGATGACTTTCTTCTGTTCTTTTGGAACACTCAATGAGATGATGATATTCTCTGGCACATACCCACGGATCCTCGGACAGTATTGCCCAGAGATGATCACCGAGTGATCGGCATAGTATTCAGCCTCATATCTATTTGATGAGAAGTAGATGATTGAATGTTCGAAGGCTGCATTTAACTGCCTGATGATAGTTGGAAGATGCTTATCCCCGACCCAGTTAGAAGCGAGAGCATGCAGCCTTCGCTCAATTAGCCCGATCTTCACACCTTTAATCCCTTGAACTTATCGGCGCTTCGCCCTCGATCAAAGACAGGCTTTTTTGACTCTACTTCCTGAGCAACGCTGTTCTGAGCCTTCTCCTCTAGATCATACAACTTCATCTTGGATCGGTCAACACCAATAGTGAATCGCTTGTAGAGGTTCGGATCATTGTAGCGATTCTTCAGCTGCTTGACTAGCATCTGCCCAAGATTCTGTAGTTCTTCGTTGCTTACCAACGCAAACATAAAATCAGCGGTAGCAGGAAGACCAAAAGATTCGGAAGTATCTTCAAGACCAGGGTCTGAATTTGAAAACCCAGATCGTGTCGTCTGAGTTGCGGAGACAATCGGCAAGTTATTCTCGACGGCGAGACCTCGAAGTTCTTCCGCGATTGCCTTGATGTATGTGTATGAATTAACATTCGCGCCAGCCTTGATACGAGCAGAGGCACAAATATTTAGGTAATCGATGAAAATAATATCGGGTTTGAAGTTCTTTTTCAAAGACAATTCATTGATCAATGCACGGAAGTGAGAAGGATTAGCCGATGCGGTTGGATATTCCTTGATGATCAGCTTACCCTTGACTCTTTCCTTGAGTTTGCTCATGCGCTTCTCGTACATGTCTTTCGGCATGTTCGCGAGATCGTCCATGGTCACATTCATCAGATTGGCGTCAACACGCTCGGCGATTCTTTCCTCGCTCATCTCAAGCGTAATATACAGGACGTTATAGTTCTGCGTCAGGCAAGATGCAGCCATGTGACACATGAACAACGACTTACCAACGCCAGTACCCGCAAGAGCAATATTCAGCGTTTTCTGGGGGAGTCCACCTTTCGTGATCTTGTTGAAATACTCGAGGTCAAACGGGATACGCTTTTCGACACGATGGTAAAAATCATATCGATCAGCATAATTATCAACGTAATCATGCCCAACATTAGGGTCAAAGCTAACTCCAAGAGCATCAGAAAGAATGGTTGGAATACTACCCTTGCCTCTGTTAGCATCCTTACCGTCGATGATTTGAATTGAGTCCATGATTGCATTGTAAATTGCCCTTTCTTGGCAGAACTTTTCAGTCGTGTCAATTAGCCACTCTAGTTTCTGCTCTGCCTTGTCATTGGATATTTCTTTGAGTGTCTCGAGTGCTCTGCTAAGTTCAGTCTCAGTGATCTTTGAGGATTCCTTGAGGCTGATCTCAATTGCCGCGACAGGCGGCAATGAGTTATACTTAAGAACGAACTGTCTTATTTCCTCGAACAGCTTTTTTTCGTGGCTTTCTACGAGGTACTCGCTCTTCAGAAAAGGGAGCGACTTCCTCATATACGATTCGTTCTTCAACAGATTCGACAGGATCAGATGTTCCGTTTTCATTTTGTTCCTTAGCATTCTTAATCGACTCAATGATTATACTACGAAAGATATCCGAAGTAAACCGCTTGAATTTGACAGACTCAACATTACAAAGATTAGGATTAGCAATGACACTAAAGTCGAAGTGCATCTGGCTTTCTTCACCAAGTTCAATATTGCTAAATGAAACGATGACCCCAGGATACTTCTTCAGCATTCTAAATGCTATTGCCTGTGGATCAGACTCGTCATAGAATATCTGATAGTCTACTTCAAGTTTGATTTTCTTTGCTTGCCAGAACTCATACTTGGCTTGCAGATTATAGAAAAAGTTAGAGATCTTCATCGGACACCAATTCAATTTCTGTTTCTGTTCCCATGATATTGGATGAGAACTGATAATTGCTCTCAATCCATCCCTTGAATGTATCAGACTCAACAATGTCAGTCCAGAACTCGGCTGAGTCAGTATCCTTGATTCGCCACTTCTTAGCCTCAACCTCGCCAGTCTCTGTGTTCACACGAGAGTACCAGCCATTGGTTGGCTTCACTACATGCCCTGATTCAAGCGCCATCTCAAGCAGACCAGACCACTTGCTCACACCACCATCAAAGG